TATAAATCGGCCCGAGGTTCGTAATGGCATTGACAAAAGTAAGAGTTCCCGTCGCTAGCATATCAAAGATTGATAGCGGAACCTCTAATGTAAACATCGCTAGCGCTGGAGCGGATATCACCAACACTGTTGCTGGTACCCTGATCTCTACGACATCACCTACCGGTGTTGTCTACCCAGCAACTATGCGAGTAACTACACCGCTGATTACTAGTGAAGATGTAACTCTAGCTACTACAGCTGGTGCAACTGCTCGTGTTAAAACTACAGCTACCAAGCTACAAGTAGGAACTACCTCTGCTCACGTAACTGAACTTCTAGCTAATGCTATCGTAGCTCTTACACTTGAGACGGGTGGTAAGGTACAACTCCCGGTAGAGGGTACCGCAGCTAATCATCTAGTAACTAAAGCTTATGTAGATGCAGCCGCTGCTAGCGCTTCTGCGATTACAGCAACTCTAGCAACTACAGGGACTATCTCTATACCGAACTCCACTGGTACTAACTTTATTATCAAGTGGGGTGTAACTAATGGTTCTGGTGTACTGACGCAAGTAACCTTCGCAGCAGCATTCCCGAACGCTATATTTGTAGCTTTGGCTGTTCCGCTGCATAACTCAACTGCAAACTCAGATGGGTGGTTTGGTGTGTACAACAAACTTACAACTGGATTTCAGATTAACCAAGCTAATCGCGGAAGTTCTACATATCCGTGGCAGTGGATTGCTCTGGGCTTCTAATGTTAAACGCAGCATTCCATAGAGATTTTGTCGGGTTTGCAGACCCGGACAAAGATCGTTCGATCCTAAAAGACAACATGGGTCGTTATCGGCTTAATATTTTCCGAGAGGTTGGTGTGCGTAATAGCAACCCAATCTACACTATGCATGAAGACCCCCGAGATGGCTTACCTTCAGCTTATCAGGTCTATATGTTTAGCGAAAGCGAATATGAAGCTGCTATGAAGTTGGTAGGGTCATGGGCACATTGGCTGAAGCTAGTGAACAGTCCTCGTTTTATGAACGGTGTTTCAGACGAAGCTTGGCTTGGTTTGAAGCAATGGCGTGAAGAGAAAGAGATCAAAGACAAAGCTTATGCTTATACTCTATTGAAACTGAGTGCAGGTGATGGTAACGTCCAAGCGCAGAAGGCTCTCCTGGAGGGGGATAAAGAAGCTGGTAAGCGCGGTCGTCCTAGCAAGGCTGAGATCGCTAAGGCTGCTCAAGAAGCTGCTAAAGCAGTCACAGATGTTAAGTCTGACTTTAGTCGTATTCGTTTGGCAGCAAGTGCTTAATGTCTACTAAAGAAGATGTGATTGAGCTATGCAAATATAATCTATTTGCATTTGCTAAACTTCTGAATCCTCATTATCAATATGGAGATATACATGAAGAAGTCTTCGCGTGGTTATCTAGATCAGATGCTAACCCACGTCAGCTATTACTTCTCCCTAGAGGGCACCTTAAGTCTCATTGTATTGCTGTCTATGCTGTGTGGCGTATTACTTTTCGGCCCTACATAACTATAGTATACCTCTCTGCTGGAGAGGACTTGGCAAAAGACCAGATCTACGCCATTAAGAACATGATGACCTCAGAGACTTATAAACGATACTGGCCGGAGATGCTAAATGGAGATGAGAAAGGTAGAGAGCAATGGTCAGCGTACTCATTCAATGTGGACCACCCTGAGAGAAAACGGCGGGCTATTCGGGATCATACGCTCATCGTTAAGACGGTTAAGGCCAACGCTATTGGTTTGCACTGCGACCTTCTTATACCTGATGACGTTGTTATTCCTCAGTTTGCTGATACTGCTGTCGGGCGTGCTGAAGTTAATAGAAGCCTTGCACAGTTCGGCTCAATCCTTAATCCAAACGGTGAAATTAAAGCTGTAGGGACTAGGTACAATCCAGAAGATGCCTATCAAGGTATGATAGATGCAGAGTATCCTATCTGGAATGAAGAACATCAGAAGTTTATTGGTAAGAGAAAGTTGTGGGAAGTTTTACAACGTGAAGCAGAAAATGAAGGAAACGGAACAGGATCTTTTGTCTGGCCTAGAGTTGTTGACCCAGAGTCAGGAGACTCCTACGGGTTCGATCAGCAAACTTTGGCAATCATTAAGTCGGAGTACGAATCAAAAGGACAACTCGTCCAATTCTACTGTCAGTACTATAATGACCCCAATGCGATTGACACACAACGAATATCTAGAGGATCTTTCCAGTATTATGATCGCCAAAATGTTGCAGTACGACCCGGATATGTATCTCTCAGAGATACGAAACTCTCGGTCTTCGCAGCTATGGACGTTGCTTGGTCAGATTCGGCGCAAGCTGACTACACGGCAATCGCGGTCATCGGAGTAGATTCAAACTGGAACATCTTTGTTCTAGATCTCATTCAATTTAAAACAATCAACTTTGCCGAGTATTATAGAGCAGTCATAGAACTCCACTACAAGTGGGGTTTCAAAAAGATCCGCGTTGAAACTAACGCAGGTGGTCAATTCGTAGCTCAAGAGCTAGAAAGACTGATCCGACAAAACGGAGATATACTGGTAGTTGAGGGTAAGTCCACTCAGAAGAGTCAAGGTAACAAGTTTGAAAGAAAAGCTGCTACCCTTGAGTGGAGATATTCAGAAAAGAAGATTTGGCACTTTCAAGGCGGATTAATCCGTGAACTGGAAGACCAAGTGATCCTAGACCGTCCAAGACACGACGACCTGTGTGATGCTTTAGTTAGCGCAATTGACGTTGCTAAACCTCCTGGTAAAAGAAGTACTGAGGTAGTGAGAATGGATGTTAATGTAATTTATGACCCCAGGTTTGGCGGTCGAAGAGGTAGAGCAGCATGACCATGCAATCCAGCACTGGAGATAGCGTAGATCTGTCACTGGTCTTTGGTACTGACCAAAGTTCATTGGCTAGCGAGATCTCTGTACTGTGGGATACCTGGCAGTCACAAAAATCTGATGCTATGTCCAGATGGGATGAAATTCTCAGGTATGTATCCGCGACATCAACGAAGGATACTACAAACGAAACAGTAACGGATTGGAGTAACACAACTCACCGTCCAAAGCTGGCTAATATCTACGACACTCTCACCATTAACTATGACTTTGCTAACTTCCCGAACGGAGAGTGGTTGAAGTGGTTTGGTGGTGACGAAGAATCCGCTTACGGCATGAAAGCTAAGATCATTGAATCTTACATGCATACTAAGCACAATATCAGAGCATCTGGATTTAGAGAAACTGCGCGTCAATGGGAATCAGATTGGGCCACATTTGGAAACTGTTTCGCTACAGTTGACTATATTCGTGAAACAGTAGAAGACCCTATTACTCGTACAGTTAGTTCTGCATATGTAGGACCAAAGGTTGGCCGTCTAGATCCGAGAGATGTAGCGATGAATCCGATGGCTTCTTCGTTTCGCTCTACTCCTAAGATTGTCCGTAGTATGTTCACTATGGGAGATCTTTACCGAACGGTATCAGAACGGCCTGATCAAACTCATTTTGCTGATATCTTGGATATAGCTAAAAAGAATCGTGGAGCCGCTCGGCGCTTCGATACATCAGATATTGATAAGTCTTCAAACTTACAGTTTGATGGCTTCGGTTCAGCATCTTCTTACTTTAACTCAGGTTTGATTGAAGTACTAGAATTCTATGGCGACTTATATGACTGGAACAATGATGTCTTCAGGAAGAACCACGTCATAACCGTTGTTGACCGATGGAACGTTATACGAGATGAGCCTATCAAGACATGGAGTGGCCGCCCGCATATCTATCATTGTGGCTGGCGCCCTCGAACTGGTAACCTCTGGGCACAAGGCCCGTTGGATAACCTAGTCGGTATGCAGTACCGAATGAACCATCTGGAGAATGCGCGAGCAGATGCATTTGACCAAATGATTGATCCAGATATGGTGTTCATTGGAGACCCAGAACAAGTAACGGCTATTGGTGGTGCTAAGCACTACTACATGCCAGAAGGCGGACAAGTAAATACACTTCGTCCAGATACTACAGTATTGGCTGCTGATCTTCAGATTAAAGAACTGGAGATGACTATGGAGATGTATGCCCTGGCCCCGAGAGAGGCTCTTGGCATTCGTAGCCCTGGCGAGAAGACAGCCTTTGAAGTGGGTGAACTTAACAATGCAGCTGGTAGGGCATTCCAACACAAGGTTAATATCTTTCAAGAATTCTTGGAGGATGTTGTTAATGCTGAGTTGGAAGTAGCTGTACAGAATCTAGACACAACTGACGTTATCCAAGTTACAGATGATGACCTTGGTGCTGTTCAGTTTCAAACGATTACAAAAGCAGACATCATGGCGACAGGTCGTCTGGTACCGATGGGGGCAAGACACTTTGCTCGATCTAACCAGATTGCTAAGAACCTTGCACAACTGCAACAAGGGCCACTCCAAGACCCGGAAGTAGCTCAGCATTTTAGCAGCATTGCGCTAGCCGAGATGTATCAAAATCTGCTGGATACGGGTGAAGATAAAAACCCCCTTGTTCGGCCTTACGTTAGAATTGAAGAGAGACTCGAAAGTCAACGCCGCGCACAAGTTGCAGAAGACCAGGCCGCGCTCGAATCTCAAATCTCAGGAGTACCATTAGACAATGGAACAGGTAGTAGTAACCAGGCATCCTAATCAAATTGAGGTTCATGCATCCTTGACAAAAGGATTGGAACCCGCAGAGATTAAAATACTAGAGGGTGCATTTGGTAGATCGAAGAGGGTGTTGAAACTTTTGAATAATTACTTTCAAAAGGAATCAGCGAGGGGGCTGGCAGAGATGGACTCTCCAGCAGCATTTGAGGGAGCCGATTGGGCCTCTCGACACGCATTCTACGCGGGATACCGTTCAGCAATGCGAAAAGGATTAGGACTCACAAAAACATGACCGAAACATTTGGAAGCAGTACCAAGACAGGTACTCAAGGAACGGATGCAGGCGACCGCTCTACATCCCTGGTTGATATTACGGCAGAAGAATTGGCAGCACTGAAACGACGCGATGATAATGCACAACAGCATATCCCCCGTCTAGAGACAGAGAATGAAGAACTACGCGAAAAACTCGCTCAGTTGTCTCTGAAACTTGATAGTGCCACTACTCTTGATGACGTACTCGAAAGACTTAACAACAAGTCTGGTGAGTCTAACTCGCAAACGTTAGACCCAAACAAAGTAGCTGAAATGGTTGAAAACCGTCTCAGCCAAAAAAATAAAGAAGCTTCTGAAACTGCAAATTGGAATAAGACAGTTACTGAACTGACAGGTCTTCATGGCAGTTGGGCCGCAGCAGATAAGGCTATTATGGCTAAATCAGCTGAACTTGGCATGACTGTACAGGAGGCTAGTCGTATGGCACGTCAACTACCTGATGCATTTAGAAAGCTCTTTATGATCGCTGAGAAGTCGAGTCCTGCACAGCAGACCTCTTCTTCAGCTTCTTTTACTTCCGCGAATTCAGCCGCCCCAGGTGGTTCATCGGATGCAGCTCTGGAAGAGAGGCGTAAATATTATCAGGAACTTCGGCGTAAAAACCCGAACAAGTACTGGAATGTAGACACTCAAATTCAGTACCGCAAAGATATGGGATTCGCATAATTTTTAATTTCTATATTGTGGAATTGATTTAAATGGCCGCTCTCGACAGTGTGTGGGGAAGTACCCACCTCAAACGAAGTGAAACGTTTAATGCACAATTGAAGGAAATGTTCCTCGACCAGCTTTTTGCACAAGCATGGGTACGGATGATTAACGATTTCGGCGACGGTGATAACTACAAGATTAGCACCCTCGGCGAATTGACGATTGACCAAATGTCGGAATCGGTTGCTCTCCCTGAGCGCCGACCGGACACTGGCCAATTCGTGTTCAACATCAACGAATTCGTTGGTGTGAAAGTGCCGTATACGGACAAGTTCCTTGAAGACGACTTCCTCGCGCCGGCTGCTATCGCAGCACTGCCGCGTAAGATGAAGCGTGCATTTGACGAATATTTTGAGTCGCAAGTACTCAAACTCCAACGAGTTCAGACGAACAACACATCTAACCTTATTAACACGGCTCGCCATCGTTATGTAGGTAATGGTGCCGCTCGTCAGATGACTCTGCAAGACCTAGCGTATGCACGTTATGCCATGCAAAAAGCGAAGGCTCCGCTCAGCAACTTGATTGCTATTGTAGACCCGTCGTTCGAATTCAACGTTAACATCACCAGCACCCTGGCTGACGTTTCCTTCAACCCCCGTTGGGAAGGTTTGATTGAAACTGGCATGGGCCTGCCGGATGGTATCCGTTGGCTTCGGAATGTTTACGGTTGGGACATTTATGTTTCCGACTACCTCGATACAGAACAAGCGATTGAAG